TGATTCCCACTCCATTGGAATCCTGCCATGCCACTTGCAGTTCAAACGTGGCACCTTGCGTGATCATAATTGGAAAACAAGCCTGTTCCATTATGAAAACCTCCGTGAAGGACTTTTAGGAAATGTCCGAAATTGAGCCAATCCCGACACCACTGGCCCACGATAATTAACGTGGTAACCAGAATAGGCCAATGGAGGGGAAATTAGCCGTCGTGCTGCATAATCAAACTTGCCTCCATAGTAAATAGTTCCCACCCAGTCCAAAGCGCCAACAATGGCATCAGTGGTTCCACTACGAATGACTTTAGCTTGAATGAGAGCGGAAGTGGCTTCTTTTAAGTTGGCAAACCTCCAATACTGATCTTCCATCACACGACGAAATAGTCAAGTTCCACTTGATAGCCAGTTCCTGACGCTGCAGCAAAAGCACTGCTAGGGGTGAGAGCAATCCAAACAGAAGGACTCCGTAGCAGCATTTGCTTGTTGAGCAGTGTGGCTTGAGAGACAATCACCTGCCCAAGATCAACAGTATTCAGAAGATCGCTAAAGCCTTTGTACTTGCTTGCATCACCACTACTGACCACAAAAGCAGCACCATCACTAATGCCAGATGGCGCCTCATTGAAATAATGCACACGCATAGCAGAATAACCAGACGGCACTCCACTACGCACCATCTTGATGCGAGCATTTGTGATGAACATGCTCATGTTGGTTTCTCCGCTAGTCACCACTTCAAACACGCCAGAAGCAGTGGTGCCAACGACAAAACCGCCAGAATAAGTGAAGACGGTACCGGGGCGATTAAAGAGAAGTCGCGCTTCTTGACCATCGCTGGTCATTAGCTGACGCTCTAATTGCTCTCCATTTCTAACACGAAGCATAGCGCAACACCGTTTTTCCTATGGTAGCTCAGTCTTGTTGTTGAGCGTAGGTGGCCATGCGCCATCCTCCGGTTCAGTGCCAGTCCAGACCTGGCCAGCCGAACCGTAGGGCACGCGGCGGCGGCGCAGGTCGGAGGGCAGGATGTTGCGGTTGAGGATGACGTTGAGGAACACGCCGGGCACAGGGACGGGCGGCGCCAGCTCCTCGCCGGTCTCGGGATCGTAGGTGCCGGGGATCTGCACGTCGGTAATGAGCTGCGCCTGGCCAAACAGTCCCGGCTGCGAGACCACCAGCAGATCGGGCATCTCCTCGGGCTCATCCTCGGGCAGCAGCCGCAGGGCCTCGGCGGTGGCGAGGGCCTCTTGTTCAGAGTCGAAGCGGAGGGTGAAGTAGTGGCTCATTGGGTCATCGCCTGGAGGTTGGCGTTGGGGCGACGGCTGCGGAAGATGGCAAGTTCTCGTAGATACATGCCGGTGGGGCGATTAGATCCGGCATGATCGCCGCCAATGTCAAGGCGAGTTAGGTTTGTTGGAATGTTTGCGCTCGCATCCGTTGCAACTGCATTGCCGTAGGCCAAGGCCAAGTCATTAAACTGCGCTGCGCCAGCTAATTTGACAGGCGTATTTGCAATCATTGCCGAAGCGGAGGACGCAATGCCGTCAAACGTTCCGCCGCTGGCAGAGACAAGCTGCGGAAAGCCGCCCCCGGTTACGTTGAGTGCAGTTTGATTGTTATAGCTATTATCTGAAGCTCTGGCGATAAACTGATTGCCGCCGGATGCCGCTTGAGCAAAAACCACCTCAGCGTAAAACGTGACCGCCGACTGATTCCAAATCCTGCTGAAATCCGCCCCCGTAATCGACCACACGTCTGCCGTGCTGCTGGCGGCGGTGGTGGTGGTGGGGACGTAGGGGGCAATAGTGCCGGGGTTGATTTGAGCGCCCCATAGATACATTCCGTTCGCGGAATCGCCCAACTGATTGCCAAATGCGTCCGTTGTGCTTGAAGTAATGCGAATATGCGCCTCGGCGGTTGCAGTTGCGGTGGCATCGCAGGTTGCCCATACTCGACGAAACCCATTTGCGTATAACTGTGAGCCGACAGTAACGCCACTGCTCACCGAGTAGAACTGCCCCGTAGCTACATCTACAATCGCGGACTTAAAAGAGCCAAACGCAGCAGGGTAAAAGATAAAAGACAAATACCGTTTCGCTCCGGTGTATTCCTTAGCAAAAACAGATGATGTATAACTGACGCCAGACGTGAACGAATGAGACTCGTTTGTTCCGTGTCCGCTGTTACTGGTCGCGGCTTCCGTGATGAGATCCGCCGTCAGAGTATTGGCAGGAGACATCGCTTGATTCTGGGTTGCCGTGTCACCACCCAGAAACGACCATGCTCCACCAGATGACGTAGGAATAAAGGCCTCGGACTGAATCCGCAGATTCGTCACCGCCCCCCAAATCCTCGCCCCCAGGCACGCCAACGTCGTCGGGTCGTACTCAATCACCGGAGCATTGGCTGCCGGCTGGAACAGCACCCCATCAGGCCCCACGGCCCAGGCTGGGCTTGCACTGTTGTAGGTGCCGAGCAGGTTGCCAGTGACTAAATCAAGCGCATGTCTCATTCGCGCAGGCGCAATGTGAAACGATGGTGTTTCACTAGCCTGCACAAAAAATGACTGGCCACCAACTTGTAATGGAATTAGCTGCAAAGTGTTGAACCCACTGGGAGGACTGGCACGTACAACTGTGCTATTGGCTTGCCTAAAACTATTATACGCAAGATCATTAGCAGAAAGACCAGAAGCAGTGATAACTGCCTCACCCTGTTCAATGGACAAGGCAAAAGTGGTTCCAGAAGAAGGAGGATAGCCGCTTAATACACCACTTATTGAAATGATGCCATCACTATTTGTCCAAGACGTGCTGATTAAGCTATTGCCTTGCCTGCTCACAAAGCCTGATAGCACAATGCCAGACAACGTGCTACTAATGCCATCAATTTGTGCTTGATAGTTCCCTGTGCTACCAGCAATACCACCAACAACAGAAAAATCTAGCCCCGCCGTTGCATAAAGGCTCCTCAGGGCGTCATAATCCGCAATGGCAAGACCAAGATTCACAATAGACTCTTGCTTGCTGGAAAGGTCGGCTAAATTGTTTGCTCTAACAAGTCCTTTAGTCATGCCGTAATCAAAAGGGTGCTACTGTCATTGAGCAGCGGATAAATGGCCGCACGGCGCAAAATGACCTTGCCTGCATTAGCAGATTGAAATGTCATTCTATTGATTCCCGAAGGAATAAGACCGGAGCCGGTGATAACTTGCTGAGTTGGGCTGTAAAGCCAATTTTTAACTAGCTGATTATTGTTGTAGGCCAAGGCCAACCCAGAAGAAGAAAAAGAAAAAGCGGCCTTTACCACTTGGGGCCTGCTCGTCCCATTGCCGGAAGCTGGATTCTCCCAAGCCTGTAGGCCATTGCCAATACCAATGAAAGGACTGGGAGAAAAATCATTTGCCACGCCACTTGCCAATGATGCGCCGACAAAAGAACCAAAAGCCGGATCTGCAATTACTTGAAATTCTGCTCTGGCTAAAGTATTCGTGTTGATTGATTGCATAATAAAACGTCCTAGGCCAAAAAAGTCATTATTATCAACAATTGATTCGCAATAAAAAGTAAGACCACTTTGCGTGTACCAGTTGCCAAATTCACTTGATTTTGATTCCAAGTATTCCAGCGAACGTGTTACCGCTGCTCCTGAAGTAGCAATAAAAGATGAAACATAGGCATTTGTTGCACTCTGCTCCACTTGAAATCCATCTGTCAATAATCCACGGCCTTTGCCTTCGTAAAATAAACTGCCATTATCATCTTGCAGCACCAAGTTAAGCACTCCCAAGGTGGCGCCAGAGGCTATTGGCCCCATACAGCCAACGCGATACCATCCATTTTTCATTCGCTCAATAGAAGCCGCCAATGTATTCACGCCATAGTTTTCGGGAAAGACTGTGTTGCGTTGTAAATCAAAATATGCAACAACGTTTCCTTTGACCAAACCAGATCCGTCAACTCCATAAACTTGCAAATATCCGCGATTCACGCCATCGCTTTTAACAAAAACAGATGCTGCTATGTTTTTGCTTGCACTAATCGCCACTGTTGTTGCTACATACCAACTTCCAGGGACAGTGCCTTCTGCGATCCGATAGGCGCTAGATGCAGCACCAATTCCAATGTATCCAGAACTTACGGGACCATTTTGTGGAGCGTAATACCACCCAGAAGCAGTAATATCATTGCTCCATGGAAGCAAGTTTGTGCTTGAACTTTCCATTAAAAGACCAAGGTATTCGCCAGTGTTCGGATTATATGCTGGCCTCATTTGATTTGCTTCAGCAATTCGCATGATGCCAGAAGCGTCAATGTAAGAACGAGAAGTGCTGCAAAAAAAATTAAAGCGCGAATCTAGCTTTGCTTGATTTTTGAAATCAAGCATTTGCAGCGGCATAATTGTAGGATACCCGGCAGGCATTATGGAGCAAACAATGGCAAGTAGTGAGTCACGCCAGTAACAACTACTGGCAACCACTGCCTAACGACAACGTTTGATGCTCCAGGGGCATTTGTGCCGGAAAATGTTGCAGTGCGTACGCCAGTAGAAGCTACACCGGACGACACGGAAAGGCCACTAACAATAGTTGGCTGAAACGTATCGAGAAAAGCCAGATCGCCAAGGTATTGGTTTAGCGGTATATCCTCGGGATCTGTGCCAACAAAGGCCAATGCAATGGCTTGCTTGAGACCACTAATGGTTAGGGCCTTGTTTGGCTGTGAAGCATCGCTAGCGTCACGGATGAACAGCGAATCATCATCAGCTAACGCTGAGCCAGAAATGATCGCCAACTGGCTTAGTTTCGTCATTAGCCAAACTCCACTGGCAAGTTAGTCTCTAGCTCCAAAGTAGCGCCATCTTCCAGTTGGATGACTTGCGCCTTGTCAGGATCATAGATTGAATTATAGCGCCACATGCAATACTCCTCAACTGTTCGCAATTCACGATCAGCCAGCACTCGATCAAAGCCAATCACGCTAAACAGTTTTCCGCCAAAACGACCGGCACTAGCAGGAGCAGTCCCCAACAGATATTCACCACTGGCTTGATAGACAAATCCCGATGGGGCAAGATAATCTAACCTGTCTCCATTGCTTCTTAGCTCAAGGCCAAAGGCTTGCGATGCTCTAACGCTAAATACTACTGTCCCATTGGAAGGCATGGCCGCAGGGAAGCGAGCAATAGGAATAGTGGAAAACAATGGCCAAGAACCATTACCGCTAGTTGTCCTCCATCGGCCAGCATTACTACTATTGTTAGTCATAATGCAATAGTCACTATCTTCCACTTGGGCCATCACGACTACTGTTGCACCATTACCAAAACTGCCTCCAATGGAGCCAAGAGTGAAAAACTCATTCCCAAGAAAGTTGATGCCAGGCTTCACCACTCCACTGTCCACAATGCCCGACGCCAGATAATACGGAGAACTTCCGCTGACTGTTTGTACGGCACTGGGAAAACCACTAATTACTCCCGCCCATTGACTAACTCTATTGCCACCAATAGTGGTGATGGAGCTTTTCTCTGCATCTAGCCACAGCCTGCAGCCACTAAAGACTGTCGGAGGAGGAAGTTTTGTGCGGATGGAAAATAACGTATCGCCACTATTGCTGATACGTTGATACACCTTGTAGTCTTCGTAGTGAGCCTGAAACGGGAATGTAGTGCCAATATAATTACCAGCGCCACTACTTGTCGTGAGACTACCAATCCTTACAGGCCCAGACCGATAGGAAGCACCTCCGCTATAAGTGGAGCCACTAATAGGCGAAAACACAGAGCCTGATGCAGCGCCATACACTGCTCCACTTCCTGCCGTGGAAACAAAAGCCCTATCGCTAAATACAGTGCCAGACACTGTGATGGTGCCACTAATGCTGTCTCCATTGCGCGAAGCCTTAAGCGATAGTCCTGAGGCTAGCGTTGTGGCTAATGGAACAAGAGTCTTAATTTGACCCTCTAGTGGCGCTCTAAGACCAATCAGGGCAGCAAAGTCGGACGATGATACGCCAGTAGCTGCAATCCCAGCAATGGCAACAAAGTCAGCAATGGTCAGGCCAAGGTTTTCCACACATGCTGTATTGTCTGCAACATCAGCCAAATTGCTGCTTGCCCGCAGTCCATATTGTTGTGCCATTAGCTTTGTCCTGCCACAATCGTCACATAGAAACCATTGTATTCGATGGGAATTGCAACAGTTGGATTGGCAAGAGTGCCAGAAGCAAAAACGGTATTCACTTTCCAGGATTGTGGCACAAGAGGGCCAACGCGTAGCGGAACTAATGCTGTACCACCAGAAAACGGGCTACCAGAAACGCTGCCTATGGGATTACCTCCCACTCGATAGCCACTGGCTACAAGCCCGCTCAAGAAATAGTTACCAGATGACGATGGAGAAGACGTGCTCAGCAAATTGGCACCAGAAGCGGTCATTGCCTGTCCAGAAGCCTGTAAGCCCGTCAGCCTAGGTTGTGCTGGATTCAGCAGAGTTTTGATTTGTAGTAGATTCTGACTGCCTACTTCGGACAATCCCGCAATGGCTGCCACATCGTCTCCAGTGAAATTCAGTGTGGCAAAAGATGATGCCACTGTTTGCCTAGCAATAGGCTGATCGTTGACAGTGATAATCACTGGCGATGGCTCGTGACCTAGCTCAATTTGTGGCAGTGCCGCATAGAAAAACTTGCTTCCATCAGTGGAAGAAGCATTAGGCAATACCGCCAAATTGCCTTGCTGTAAGAAGATAAGGTCAATGGCGGCAGTACCATAATCCTGTTGGCAAATACTGCTCATGGAAACACGCCACCATCCATCGTCTTCTTCGTATACACCCATAAGCTCGTAGTTTTTCTTATTGCTAAATGCATCTTGGAATTGACCAGTGCGTAAATCAATTCCCAGAAATGGATAGTTTGTGTCCTTGAAAAACGCACCCCCATTGGCGGGTCGTGTTGCCATTCCAACACAACTATGAGAACCAGCTTTAAGCAAAATTGATCCTACGATTGGACCATTCGCTACATTCAATCTTCGCTCCAAGTTCGTGTAACTTGTGCCAGTATTAGCGGCACGTAAGTAAGCAAATGGGAATGGAATCGCAACACCTGCTCGCTCGGTAATTTGATAAACATACTGACTGCCGTAAGACAGCGCGACTCCGCTTGCGGCGCTAACCACTACATTGCTCTTATCAGTTTGCGCGATTACTGCTGAATTAACAACATAGTTGGCTCGTACGGCTCCATAGGAATAGCTAAGGCCATCAGCTAAGTTTGTCCATGCTTCATTCGCATTGGACAGGTCAGATAGATTGTTGTCTCTTGTAAGCCCAAAATAGCTCATTGTTCACTCCAATTCAGCGATGCAAGCATTGTTCCGCTGGCTCCTACCACCCTAGATGATGCCACTACAAACAATGCGCCAAGACCGTAAGCCGTATCCTGTCCGCCAGCTAAGTATGATTTGTCGGGGCCAAAATAAGGTTGCAGAGGAATAGTTTTAGATTCACCACTTGCAATAAAAATAGAGGCAATGGGAGAGGCAGGGTATAGCGTGCGACGACCTTGTGTGTCAACCAGTGCGCCAGAAAGAGGCAGGTTTAATGGAGCCTCAAACTTGTTTGCAACATAGTTTGTGCCACCAACTGTTGACTGGGAGAGGCCACTACTTACGGTCCATCCAGAAATTGCTAATGTGCGTCCAGAGCCAGGGATAGAGGCAAAGTCATCGTAAATAGATGCTAAGTCCATTCCGTCTAGCCCCAAATAGCCAGATGGCATTGGTGCCATGGACAATACCACATCGCTAATTGATGCCCCAGGATATAACTCCGCCACAATTCTCAGTGGAAACAGCGATCCAGAGACAACCATTTGAGGAGGATTAGGAGCTAGGGGGCGAAATAGTTTTGCTTGGATGGTGGCAACACCACTACTTTCAACAATAGAAAAAGTGACTTGTCGATATGTTTCAGGAGGTAAAGTCGTTTCCCCAATCTCCTGTCCAGACAAGTTGTAATCAATGCCGGGATATGCAGTGACAAGCCAGCAAACTTGCGACACACCTGGCGTATAGGTGCCACTTGCTTGAGGCCATAGACCAAGCCTCCAATAACTCCCAGGCGTATTACCTGCCGGTCGAGTGAAATACAACTTGCCCGTGTATTGCCTAAACGTGCCATAGTCCACTGCATCCCCACTAACTATGGTCGCATCATTGGCCACGGCATAACTATCAAAAGCTGCCAATGCAACGCCAGTAGTGGTGCTAGACACTCCTTTGTTTAAGCCAATCAGTGATGACGTGAGTGATGTGGCAAATACATTATTGAGGCCACTGCCAACCACCTTCACTGGATAGCCAGAATACAAATAGCCATGAGTGGTGGCGGGAGAAAATGGCAAACCAGTTGGAACAATGCCGCTGAGCGTGGTAGCATTAACTCTCGTTACGGCAAATGAAGATGACAATGGGCGAGTGATGGTGGTGCCATAACCAAAGCCATAACTTTCGCTATTGCCGACACCTGGGTTATACACAACTAGATCCACCTTTGCCGCCACGTTTGACGACAAGGCTAAAGAAGTTGGATAGACTGTTTTCTGATTTGCCACGCCATTGATTTCACTTGCCGCCTCAAGGCCAAGCAAAGATCGTGGCTGATTTGTGACGATAACTGCTGATGACGTGGGGATACTTCCACCAGTGATAGTCCCTTCGTCGCCACCATCAATGTAGACACTACTGCCATACAAATTGATAAAAGCTGGTGTTAGAGCGCCAGCAGTTTGAGTGGCCTCAAAAAACAAACGAAGATATGGACTACGAAGACTAGGCACTTCATTAGTGTTTTCAGCACGAATGGAATGCAGCCTCACCCATCGTGCATTGTCATGGCCATCAGGAATGTAGGCCAAGAACTGTGCTCCAATAGCGCCATACCAGCCAAATTCAATCTTGAACATTGTCACTTTAGACAAGTCAAGGTTCCAGCCAGTAGTTCCTGCTCCCACTAGCAATGGATCGCCATTCCATTGATCGCGGGGAATTTTCAGCGTGGGAAGACCGGGACTTGTACGGACAATAAACAAGTCCGTGCCTTTGTCTAGCTGAAAATAGTATCCATCACCATAGCTATTGCGACATCCCCATGACACTGATTCACCATCCCAGTTGCTACCAGTGGACATGCGAACACCCATGGTGACGCCAGTAATTCGTCCAGGCTGATAGCGGAATGTACGTTTACTTTCAATGTAGTTTTTAATGATGCCATCAGTGTATCCTCCAGGGTACCGTCCAGTGCCGTCATCTTCTTTATAGACAAAACTTGTGGCCGGAGGAAGAGCATACACTTGCAATGCAGCTTCCAAAGGCAAATGGCGATTGAACCATCCACATTGCTGGCCTTGGCTATTTGTTTGAAAAGTCCAATCTAATGGATCGCGGAAGTATTTATACAAGCCTAGACCACCTGGCTTTGCCCCCCATCGTGCAAAATCAAGACCATAAGTGTTGACCAGTCCCAGTAGGCCAAGGGCAGTTTCTGCGCGTGGCACGCCAAGCAAGCCAATTTCAACTTCGCTAGCCGCTTGATTCTGTAGTTCTACAGAAATGGCCTTTTCGTTACTAAGAGCAATGGGAAAAGCGTTGGCAGCAGCAATGACTGTTTGCTGACTATCGCCAGTCAAAGGCAGGCCATCGCCGGGATCAATCAAGTTGTCGCCAGTCAGATAGTCAACAAGTTCACTATCAACAAGCGTATAGCCTGCAGGCTGTTGATCCTCAGCAATTTGATAGTAGCCTGAAATCTCAACAGTCACACTTGTTCTTCCCAAGTGATAGCAGCACTACCACTAACAGTAGCGGCTGCGCCACGCACAAAGACATACAGAGTATCGCCAGAAGCGGCAGCCAATGGGAAAGAAAGATAATCTTTGTTATAAGCAAAGTATGGAGAAAGATCGTATTCATTCCCTCCATTGCCTGCGTAGAAAGTGGCCACCGTTGTTCCGCCACTCACTACGGTCACGCCACTGGCGCTAAACGTATTGATTGGGCTCAGAGCGTCTGCACTGGCGAAAGTTGGCGTACCGGATACAAGAGCGGGATTCTTGATTAGAGAAACCACAGCACGACCATCCACTCCAACGCTAAGGCGAGTGGGGTACACTTGCATACGATTGCGAATGCTGTTGATAGTGCTTTTCACTTGAAGGCCGATTAGGGCTTGTCCGGAAATTGTAATGGCACGATCAGCAGAATTAGCGATGGAGCGAGCAACAATCGTCCCCTTATCACCACCATCAATGTAGTAACTTGCACCATACTTATAGAGAGCCACTTCATTAGCACTTGCCCCCTTTTGCACGTAGTAACTAATGGGAAGCGTGGGATTGCCAAGGCTAGGAGTGGTGAGCTGATTGCTCACTCGCAAATGATGAATTGCCACCCAACGTGCTTGGGCCGGATCTGTTTGGTCAGGAACATAAGCCAAAAACTTGGCTCCAACAGCACCGTACCAAGAATATTCAATCTTATACATCGTCACCCTAGAAAGATCTAGGTCCCACAATGAAGTGTCAGTGACGACATTCCCATCAGCATCTTCCACTGCATCACCATTGGTATAAGTGGCAGTAGGAAGATCAGGGCTTGTCCCGCCAATGGTTAGACCAAAGGACGACTTTCCTGGCACTTCATCGGCATAGTATTGAGTGCGAGTGAGGCCGTCCAAGCGATCGGACGAGAAATACTTACGTGGCACTCGATATTCGTAAGTGAAGCGATAGGTGGCTGGCACTGCAAAGGCTATTGCACTTCCAGCGCCAATCGTTGTGCTACCACCAGTGCCAATGGGCACCCGCAAGCTAGCGTCATACATGCCAGCATGAACGTAAGTCAGACCATCACGCTTGATGACAATATCCGTGCCAATGGTACCAAGATCGCCAAGCGTTGTATTGGGAGAATAAGAAGCATAGGCAGCAAATGCGCTGGTACGCCTAACGGCCAAGAGGTTGAAGTTTTTAGCATCACCAGTTTGTGAACCACCTTGCACTTCAAGGTAGTAGCCATCATTGCTATCAAATGCACCCCACTTCTTAATATCAGACGCATCGGAGCTAACGCTCATTCTCACGCCAAACGTGGCGCTACTTACACGACCTGGCTGATAACGGAAAAATCGTTTGCTACTCAGCAGTTGGTTCTGTGGAGTGGTAGAAACAGAGCAGGCAATCTTGGCGGCACTTTCTGCCGGAATGTGAGTGGTGGAGCCAGAGACCGTGATCGTGCCTAATGCCCCTCGACTTTGCCATTCATTTGGATTGATGTCATAAGTGGTAACGTCAGCAAAAATGCCAAGCGCCACTTCTGATCGCGGAATGCCGAGAAGACTCAGAGATACTTCTGTGATCTGCTGATTTTCCACCCGCACGGGCACTGCTTCCGTGTCGGTGGCCAATACTACTGGCAGGCTTTTTGCAGCAGGCTGAGGCCCTGGAGGGATGGGCGTCGTCCGTCCTACCGTAACAACGCTAATTCCCTCTTGTAGATCAGCCATGGTCAAACAAAGCAGTTAGAAACGGTCTGAGCGACCACTACTTTTCCCACTATAACCGTATCCTGCTTGAGCTTATACAAGCTACCTCCCAAAGCCGCATTGGTGGTACTGGAAAGCGATGGGAGAGTGAAGGTGTATGGTGACGACTGGTTAATGCTTGTGGCCCCTGAATACAAGGGAGCGTTGGCAGAGAAACTGTAGTTAATACCAGAAGAAGTGGTGCCACTAAAAAGCAGCCTATCTGTGCCGCCAATTCTCATGGAAGATTGAGCAGAAAACACTCCGCTTGTAACAGTCAGCAGATCAGTGACTTTTTCCGGCACTTCTAAGCGCAAGTCCCAAGTTAAATTAGTCTGCTCCATTGTGCTTTGCTCATTTTCATAGGCTGATGGGACAAAGCGATGGTAGTCTGCAGTGGCATAGCCCTCGTATGCAGCCCATACCATTTGCGTTTGAGCAGACGATAGCCATAAATTGATGGCTCCATTGGTAAAGGGCTCTTCCTTTTGCACGTTAAACGCCGTGACAAGAGAGCTTGTCCCTGATGCCGTTGTTTGATAAATGGAGGCGCAAATAGTTGCAGTGGTTAGATCAATGGGCAGTCCATTGTCATCCTGCAGCACAAAACCAATACCATCAAAGTAGTCACGCTGAAACAGCGTAATGTCAATCTCTGGAATGTTGCGTAGCGGCAAAAATACAGCCATGGTCAAATCAAGCGATAAGTGCAAAGCACGCCATAATTGGCCGTACCACTAAGCAGCACATTCAGTTTGTCATTGGCCGTGGTATCAAACAGGCCAAGGTCATTGGTGATGGTTACAGTTCCGCCAGACGGCACTCGCAGTCGTGGTGTCAGATTGCCACTTCCGCCGGTCTGGAACCGCAAAGAACACGGTGCATCGGCAGTCAAGGCCAAGCCCAGCACTCGCACCCTATAGCCGCTCACGGCAGCCACTAGGTCAGTATTGCCACTGGCCTCCACCTGGCTGCTCAGCAGGCCAAAGGCCACCATGTCATGCACAGTGGAATACGGAGAACTGGAAGTGCCACTCCCCGCCGCATTGATATAGGCATCATTGCCATTGGCATCACGACCGTAGAGCGGAGGCATAATCGTTCCCTGTTAATGCTGATTGTAACAAGCCTATGGATCAAAGGCTCGTTTCACCTTGAAAGAAAAGGCTGTTCGATTTGGCCCCTCGTTGGAAGTGGTCCAGGCGAAAGGATCAAGACGGTATTTGTAAGGCTGAGTGTCGCCGCCAATCCGGCTCCAGAAATAAGAGCCATTAAGAGCGGACAATGCAGCATCAAGGGCTTGAGCATGACTATCAGTTAAAGGGACGGTACTAATGTCATAAGACTGCCCTCTTTGATTGATGCCATCGCTACTGATTTGCTCATAGCCATCACCAAATCCAGCACGCCTTATTCTCAGCGTAGCGTTACCCTGCACTGTCGCCTCATACGCTTCAGGAAAATAACGCTTTGCCGTGAAGGAGACAGTGTTTGCATTGGGGCCAATAACTTGCCACGACCATTGATTTGGCTCTAGTCGATAGTAATACGGCACCTTGTCCATAAAGAACTGGGAAACGAACAATCCCCCTTCAATGCTGGCTAGCTTTTCGTCTAACTTGGTGGCTGCAGCGTCTGATATGGGAACTGTCTTCACCTCATATTGTCTCCCCTCCTTAAACACCTCCTCCGGGACTGTACCAGAAGATTGGGCGATGGTGAATACACGCGCTTGATATTCCTTCTGCACCGTAAGGCCATACTCCACTCCTAACGAAAGAACAACAGTCATTAGATGATGGCCAGCATAAAAACATTGGTAGGCTCACGAAACACGGCCTCCATCCCCATGATAGGACGCAGACCAGTCGTAGCAAAACCAGTTTTATCTCCATTGATAAGAACAGTCTGAACTCTCACTTGCAATTCATTGGTGTCGTCAATCGGCACATCAATGGACGGGGAAGTAACTTCTCCTACGCGCTCAAAATCGTCCGTAAGACGATAGCGGCGTTCAACGATGTAACTGGCAATACGCGGATCCTCTACGCTTGCTGCCCATACAGCCCCAGGCAGCACATTTGACAATGCCGTGTAGGGCAAAAACGATGGAGGCTGCCAAGTGATAGTGACGGTTTTCATTGTGCTTTGATTGTGAAGCTAATGTCGCCTGCCATCACGGCCAGATTGTCCGTATCGTGGCGTCGTGTGGCGGCCCGTTGAGCAGAGGCTGGACTGCCTTGCCCATTGTTCACATAGGCATATTTGGCTTCGTCATAACGAATGGCTACCACTTCGTACGATTTGTTGCCACCTTCCTTAACTGACTGCACCTTGTAAGCCCTGAACATTGAATCAGAGCGGCCCCTACTGATTAGCCAGTTTTGCTGAGTAGTGGGGAGCAATGGAAAAGGCTGAGTGGTGGTAATGGTACGGCCAACAATAGAGGCAATCGGGAGTCGTTGTGCAACGCCAGTGGTGCCATAAGTCCATAAGTCGTAATTGGTTAGCCCTGCGGGAAGGTCGCCATCAATGACGATTGAAGAGGCAGATGCGCTAACAATTCGGCCGCCAAGGCGAGAACCATGCTTCAATGGATCGGCAATCAATATGGGATCGCCTGGCAAAAGCAAGGCCCCTTCACTAGCCAGAGAGAATGATACAGTCTCGCCATTGGACAAATTGGATGCAAGGAAGTGGCGACCAGCCCGTTCGGCTTGTTCAATAGTCGTAGCGCCAAAAGCACGAATTTCAGCCAAGCGATAGCCATAACGGGCAATAGCCTCACGGTCCTCAACTAATACTTTCTTTTCAGTATAAAAATCGCGTTCATCGTTGTAGCTAACCTGCACTGCAGTTTGCCTTGCCGGTCGTGCTGTGCCTTCATAGCGAAAACACGGGCTGCTGACTTCCCCATCGCTTTCCTCCTGCAGCACATTGGCTTCAGAAAATAGCTTAAAATCAGCATCATTCACCACATCATCAACGGTGATAAAAATGGAATTGCCAGCATAAAACGCTTGTGCTTGGAACATTGACGCTACATTTTGTACCACTTCATAGGCATCACCATCACTGTCTAAGTAGCCATTAAAGCGTACGTTATAGCGGTCACAGTAATCAGCCGCTTTCTTAAATGCAGCTAAGCTCGCATTGTTCATGGTGATACCAGGCTGATTGATTACAGTGCCAGTGCCAGCCAAAGTGTAAGACCGTCCGCCAAGGCCAAAGCGAGGATTGGTCAGCAAGTCAAGCAATACATAGGCTGGATTATTGCTGTATTGATAGGTGACGTTAAGAGAAGAATCAATGGTGGGAACAATACGCCCTTCCGCCAGCACGCCAATTTGAGGGATGCTGGTAAAGTCAGTGGTATTAAACTCCAGCGCCAATAATGCAGACGTTGGATACAGCAGTCTTTCGTCCCATTCCACATCAGCACTCACCCATTGAAAATCTCCCTTG